AGAATATTAGGAGATGCAGATACAGCAGCGTGTGACATTGAAATGTTAGCAGTAACAGCGTAGATTATGGCTAAGAAAAGAAAATTAGGGTCTAAAAATCCTAAATATAAAAGCGAGTCAGAAAAAGAAGATAAGTATAAAAAAGAATTTGTACACGAAGTAAAAGGAGTAAAGGTTTATAAATTATATTTAAAATAAAATGGCTACTGAAATTGGAAAAGCAACTAAGTTAAAATTATCATTAGAAACTCTAATAACTGTAGGTGCTACTGTGGTTGTAGTTACTACTATGTATTTAACATTAAAGTCTGAAATTGCTGTTGCAAAAGAATTACCAAAATCAGAAGTCACTAGAATAGAATATGAGTTAAAAGATGAGTTGATAAGAAACACAATTCTTAAAACTCAAGATGATATAAATAAAATTACAAAAACACTAGAAAGAATAGAAGATAAAGTTTATGACAGATAACGCAAAGACATTTGTATTATATATTACACTTTTATTAATCGTAATGTTTTGCGGCATCTACTTTACAAATTAAATAAATGAGTATATTAGGTAAAATATTTAGTAGTGGTGCAACTGAACTTGTTAAGGGAGTCGGTGGTGTTATAGATGAATTACACACATCTAAAGAAGAAAAGTTAGAGGCAGAGAGAAAGATAAAAGATATGATAATGGGTTATGAGGCAGAAATGCAGAAACAAGTAACTGAGAGATGGAAGGTAGATATGAACTCAGATTCTTGGTTAAGCAAAAACATAAGACCATTAGTATTAATCTTCTTAGTAGTATCTACTGTCTTAATGATATTTATTGATGCAGGTGTTATTGCTTTTGAGGTAAAAGACACTTGGGTTGATTTGTTACAATTAGTATTAATAACAGTTATTGGTGCTTACTTTGGTGGTAGGTCATTAGAAAAAGTAAAAAAATAGATTATGCCTTGTTACGAATGTGAAAATGGTAAATGGAAGTTTGGTGAAACTGGCAAGTGTCAGTATGAAACTAAATCAGAGTGTGAAACTGCTAATAAAGATTATTATGCAGAAGAAACTTATGATGACTACCCTCAGGCAGCAACTACTAATGCTAAGAGAGCAATAAAGTACAAAGAAGAAAATGGTAGTTCTTGTGGAACTGTCGTAGGCTGGACAAGAGCCAGACAAATCGCAAATAGAGAAAAACTAACAAGGAGAACTATTGCAAGGGTTGCATCATTTAAAAGACACCAGCAGCACAAAGATGTTCCTTATGATGAGGGCTGTGGAGGCATAATGTGGGATGCATGGGGAGGAACTGAAATGATAGAATGGGCAATAAAAAAATTAGAAAAAATAGATAAAAAAAGTAATGAATTTAAAAATGAAGAAGAGTTTGAAATAAGCGAAACAACAAAAAAAACTTTGAAAAACAAAATGGAAGAACACAATGAGAATGTAAAAGACTTAGATGTAGAGTGGAATCCAAAAGTAACTGTTGCTAAATTAGAAAAAGTTTATAAAAGAGGTGTTGGTGCTTATTATACAAATCCAGAAAGTGTTAGAGAGTCTGTTACGAGTCCAGAACAATGGGCGATAGCAAGAGTAAATTCATTTCTTTTTGCAATGCGTAATGGTAAATATAGAAGCGGAAAACATGATACAGATTTATTACCAAAAAATCATCCAATGAAAAACACAGAAAAAAAAGAAAATAATATGGCTAAAAAAAAGAAATACTATGGAGATGAAGAGCATGATTTTCATTTTCACTTTACAGAAGAAATGATGGCAGAACTTCATCAAAAAGGAGAATTAGAAGTTATGGTTAAGCAAGAAGATAAAGAGATGGTTATTAAGTTTACTTATGGAGAAGAAGAAAAGAAAGAAGAAATCATAATAGAAGAAGAAATTAAAGATGAGTTTGAAGTGTTTTTTAATGAGATTATTAATAAACATAAAAAATGACATTAAATCATTTTAAAAAAAGTGAGTTTACTTGCAAGTGTGGCTGTAAACAAAACTTAATAAATGTAGAATTGCTAGAAATGCTAGACAAAGCAAGAGCAATGGCTAAGATACCATTTGTAATAACAAGTGGCTATAGGTGTCCTAACCACCCAGAGTCAATTAAAAACCCTACATCATCACACATAAAAGGATTAGCAGTAGATATAAAATGTACTGACAGTAAAAGCAGAGCAATCATATTAGATTCTCTGGCTTATAATGGTTTCGATAGATTTGGATTGCACGATTCATTTATTCATACTGACATAGATAAGGACAAAGCCAGTCCTGTAATTTGGCTATATTAACAAAATTATTAACTTTAAACATATATAAAAATGGAAAACGTATTTAATTTAGTAAGCGGCTTTTTTGGAAAAATGACATCATTAATCGTAGGATTACTTTCTTTCGGTGTGATGGCAGAAATATTATTTGGTACTCCTGTAATGGGAATGTCGGTAATAGGTAATATTATGGGTGTAATAAGTGAATTAGGAGATAATGGTGTTGTTGGATTAATAGCACTTGTAATATTATACAATTTGTTAGAAAAAAAATAAATTAATCTCAGATAATTAATAAAAATAATTATCTTTGCTCAAGTTTAGGGTAGGGTAAAACCTACTTGTTTTCAAATTGTTTAGTTTAAGTATCAAGAATGGGGTGTTAATAACATCCCATTTTTGTGTAATATTTGGTATATTTTTTATATACATTTGTTTAGTAATCAATACTATAAACTATGACAACTAAAAAAATTAAAGGTAAAAGATTAAGATTATCTGCTGAAGAGGTTGATATTATAAATGAGTTTAGAGGAGATAGTCTTGAAAATATAAATGGAAATACAGCCTTAGATATACACTTAAAAGAAAGAGGTATAAATAAGAAAGATGTTGTTAGTGTTAAGCACTGGCAAAGCATGAGTGGTGAGTTAAGATTCTCTATTGTAACAAAAGAAGAATATGGAATTGCAGAAGAGCAGATACTTGACAAAATAAAAGATTTAATAGAAAGCCATTCTCCTAAATACACACCAATCAAAAGAGATAAATTTGCAAATCATCTTTTAGTTATAAATCCTGCAGACATACATATAGGTAAATATTCTAATGATACTGAAACTGGCGAGGGATATGATGTTGAAACTGCCTGTATGAGGGTTTTAGAAGGCTTACAAGGACTTATAGCCAAAGCACAAGGCTTTGAGATTGAGAGAGTTTTATTTTGCGTAGGAAACGATATTTTACACATAGACAATGTTTACAATACAACTACAAAAGGTACTAATCAAGATGTTGATGGTAAATGGTGGGAACATTTTGAGGTTGCTCTACAACTATATGTTAAATGTGTAGAGATTCTAAGAGAGATAGCACCTGTAGATGTCTTGCACTCAATGAGTAACCACGATTACCAAAGTGGTTTTCATTTAGCACACGCTTTAAAATCTTGGTTTAGATTAGATAGAGATGTTACGTTTGATATTAGTGTATCTTACAGAAAGTATTATCAATATGGTAGCAATCTAATTGGATTAGAGCATGGTGATGGTGCTAAGATGGAAAACTTACCTTTATTAATGGCACAAGAAGAGCCTAAAATGTGGAGTGACACTCAGTATAGATACTGGTATTTACACCACCTACATCATAAAGTAAAACACAAATGGAGAGATGCTAAAGACTTTATAGGTGTTACTGTAGAGTATATGAGGTCACCAAGTGGCACAGATAGTTGGCACTCAAGGAAAGGTTATACAGGTGTTCCTAAAGCAGTAGAAGGCTTTTTACACGAAAAAACAAGCGGTCAAGTGGCTAGACTTGTACATTATTTCTAAAAATTATTCCTAGTAAATAAACATTTTTTAAAAAATTGTTGAAAATTCTTTGGTATTTTGTTTCAATTTTATACTTTTACAAAAAGTTTTACAAACAATGAGAAGAAATTTATTATCAAGAATTAAAATTAGTCACTTAGAAAGTTTACATAGAAGTGAAGTGACAAAACCCAACTTAGTAAAAAACATATTAAACGTACTAAGTAATCAGAAATATATTGGAGAACTGACTATATCTGAAACTATAGATATAATTAACTTGTGTAATTTACCTACAAATAATTATAACTATATATGGGAAATGTTTAATGAAAACTAATTATTAACTAAAAAAAATGTTATGGACTATTACACAAACAATTTAGAATTAGAAAAAGCAGAGAAAGATAACCAAAGATTAAAAAAATATAATCTTTATTTAAAACTTGAGGTTATTGACTTAAAACAAAAAATTAAAGATTTTGAAGAGCAAGTAAAAAATCTTGCGGTGCAAATAAAAAATTCTGAAGTAGAAGTATATTAAATTAATTATTAACTTAAACTAAAAACAATGGGAAAAATGAAACAAATGTTTGAACAACAAGAGAGTATTAACCAATTAAATAATAATAAAATGACAAAAAAAACTATGCAACAAAAATTAAGAAAACAACCTGAGCCGATTGTTGAAACAAGAAAAGAAGCACTAAGAAGGCTTTACAAAGAAAATGGATTAACAGAAGAAGATATTTATAAAGATAAGCGAGGCTTTGTAATTATTACAAGAACTGGTATAGATAAGATTGTATCAAGAAATAAAATTACAGTTGCCTATGAAGTTATAACTATGGACTTAGAAAAATCTATATGCGTACTAAGAGCAGCAGCAAGTATGAAAGTTGGCAATGAAGCAAAAAATGCTATGAGTTTTGGTGAAGCATCACCAGAAAACCTAATGGGAGGTGGTAAGAAGTTTCCTGTTGCAATGGCAGAAAAGAGAGCAATGAGTAGAGTTGTTTTAAAAATTGCTGGATTCTATGAGCAAGGAGTATTTGGTCAAGATGAAATTGTTGATTAGTGAATGATGATTATTTTGATGAGTTAGTAAATGGTAGACCTACTCTTATCACTGATAAGCAGTGGTTTATCATTGAAAGCATGATAGATAGAACATCACTTAGTATAGAATATAAAACTAAAATACTAAACAAAATAAACGACTTGACAGAAATAGAAGCAGAAGAAGTAATAACTAATATATTTGAAAATGAAATCAAAACAGACCCTAAAGACCAATGGCTTAAAATGCTCAAAGATGGAGTATTTAACAGTTAATATTTATGAGCATATGTCAATCAATTACACCTACATTGTATGGAATAAAGAAATACTATTAGGTGAGATTGTTGAGGATGACATAATGAAACTGCTAAACAAAGAGCAAATAATAGACTTTTATCACAGAGATAAGCACAAGTTTAAAGTTAGTGTAAGTGATTTAAACTCACTATTAGAAAAGCCAAAATCAAATGACTAAAAAATATTCTATGATTAAGATTAATGAATCTAGGAATGAGTTTGAGGCATTGCTTAGAATCTATGGAATATCAAATCTTAAATTGTGTAAGATTATGGGTATAAATCCTGCGACAAGCAGAAAGTATATAGAAGAGCCTACTTTAATTAGGTTTATTCATGCTTACAGATTATCACAGTTTATAGGTTTAAAAGTTCAGGACATAGTCGATACAATAGTGTACGACTTAAATTAAAAATTAAATTATGACAATACAAAGAAAATTAACTTTTAGCAACTACTATAACGAGGTTATACTAGATGAAATTGCTCTTGTTTATAATGTAGATAGAGATACTATATTTACTGGTAGTAGAAAGAAAAACATTATATTTGCTAAAAGAATGTTTATCTACATACTAAGAAGTATGTTTGGATTAACGCTATATGAAATAGCACACATAACTAATTTACATCACTCATCAGTAATACATCATAGTAGAAAGTTTGAATTTTTTAAAAAAAGTTACATTGAAGAAAATAAAGATTTTAAACAAGTTGAGGCTAAGATATTATCTGTAGAGGCAGATGAAATGATTAGAGTGTTAGAAGAAAAAAAGAGTGAGATAGAAAAAGAATTAACTAAATTGTATAATATTAAAAAAGAAAAAAATGTCAGAAAAGAAAGAGAAGGTTTACTTACCGAGTAGTATTAAAAACATTAAAACTAAATTTGGAACTATGTTAGTTGCTAATTTTAAAGTAGATTCATTACAAGCAAACGCTAACAATGGTTGGGTTTCTATGGTGATTACAGAAAGAAAAGAGCCATCAGAAAAAGGTGCAACACATTATGCCTATGTAAATGATTGGAAGCCAGATGCTGAGAAAAAAGAAAAAGTAACTCAAGATGATGATTTACCTTTCTAATGATTGAATGGAAAAAAACTACTTATCCTAGCACTTTCATCAAATTATCTGATGAACTTGCTAAGGTAAGGAGTATGTTATCTGCTAATGTATATAATAAGAACACAGAAAAATATAGAGGAGATAAAGAACATAAAATACAACAGTTAGGAATATTTGCAGAACTTGTAGCAAGACACATATTAGATAATAATAATGGTGTTAAATATGAGGCTGCACCACTAATAGATAAAAAACCTGTTGTAGAAGCAGACATAATTTTGCAAGGTATAGGAGAATTGAATTACATAGATGTTAAAGGTGTTAGCACAGGAGGAGATACTCTTAGAGTTAATTATAAGGCTCATAACAATCCAAATAAAAAAATTACACACTATCTATTCATACAGCCTATAAACGCTATATACGCAAGATTTTGCTGGTTTAAACACGAAGATGTTACACAGTGGACAGTAGTTATGTCTACATACACAGAATGTTACGAACTTAAAATAAACTAAACAATGAAACAACCAAACTACTATGCTATTATATCTGCAGAAGTAAGATATGATAGAAACTTAACAGCACACGCAAAACTTTTATATGCAGAAATAACTGCACTGTTAAATATGAATGGAGAATGTTTTGCAACTAACAAATACTTTTCAGAACTGTATGGCAAGAGTGTTGTAACTATTTCTAAATGGATAAAAGAACTTATTGAAAATGGCTATGTTACAACAACTTATAAGTACAAAGAGGGTACTAAAGAAATTGATAGGAGGTATATAAGAATTATTAAAGGGGGTATTAAAGAAAACTTAAAGGGGGGTATTAAAGAAAAGTTTAAGGATAATAATACTAAGGTTAATAATAATATTACATATAGTAATAATAAAGGGCGTTTTAAAAAACCAAATATAATTGACATTGATAATTACTGTAGAGAAAGAAACAATAATATAGATGCAGAAACTTTTTTTGATTTTTACGAAAGTAAAGATTGGAAAGTTGGAAAAACTAAAATGAAAGATTGGAAAGCCTGTGTAAGGACTTGGGAGAAAAGACAAACTAAAAATAAAGGTATGAGTAAAGTACATATGCACTTAAGTTCTCATATACAAGCAAAAGAATTACTTAAAAAACAAAGACAATGATAAAAAACAAAACAAAAGAAGAGTTAGAAGATTTATGTTTAGACTTACTAAGCAAAACATATATAGAGTTAGGTCAGCATAATGTAGATGCTGAAACAAAAGTTATAATGGCACAAAGTTTAGCAGAAGATTTACAAAGAACATACAAAAACTTTTACTTTTCTGATGCAAAAAATGCTTTTATGTTAGGTGTTAGAAGTCCAGAAAATAAAGATTTTATACATCTAAATGTACCGACATATATGCGTTGGTTAAGGAAACATAAGGATTTAATATGGGATGCAAGGTCTAAAGTTGATGCAGGTGCTGACCCTAAAACTGTACCTTATTATAGACCAGAACCAAAATTATTACAATAAAGTTATAAAATTCAATTTATTTTTATAAATTTGGCATAATTAAACTTAAAACTAATAAACAGAGTTGTAATCAATATTAATTATTAACAGGGCGGTTATACTTTGTATAGATTACCAATCACAAAATTGATAAACAACAAAAATGAAATTAATTATTAACTAAGTTTTTTAACTAATTACAATTAATCGGGTTTGTGATTCTCTGTTTGCTAGTTTTATAAAATAAAAAAATATGACAACTTGTTTAATAGCACTATTTGCATCAATACCTATTTGTTTTTTTCTTGGTTGGTTTAAAGGATATAACCAAGCATATCATAAGTATAATAATAAAAAAGATTAATTAAATGATTTTACTAAATTTGTTAAAACATATGAAACTAAGTGATTTATGGCAGATAGATTTTTTTCTTGCTTTTACTATTTTAATTTTAGTTTGTTTTGTAATGCTAATAATATCAGATTATTTAGAATATAAAATAATGAAACAAGAATCAGATGAACTTAAAAAAAATATGAACAACTATGTAAACACTAAATTTGGTGCTTTAGAGAATGATAGAATAAATGAAAGACAAAACAAAAAGTAAATATTATTACGATTATGACAGGAATAAAAGTGTTAAATCTAAAATAAATCCAAAAATGTTTATACCTAAAGAAGAATTAGAATACCAAATGAAAGAAGAAGTAAACAATATAGACTACTCAAAAAATAAAATACCTAATTATTATATAGGACAAACATATGGCTATGAGGCTAGAAAAGTTTGTGAGGATTTTGAATTATCTTACAATATAGGAACTGCAGTAACGTATCTTCTTAGAGCAGAAAAAAAGCATGAAACTGCTACTCAATGTATTAGAAAAGCAATCAACCACTTAGAATTTGAACTAGACAAAATAGCAAATAAATCTATTAAAAAATTTAAGTAATGCAAAAGCCTATCTTTAGAGTGTTTGTAAACTACAGCATTAAAAACAGTAGAGGCATTACAAGGCGACCAAAGACAGGAACTATAGATACATTTGTATTGACTAATAATTTAGAAGAAATAAAAGAAGATGAGGTGTTACACAATAGAATATTTTATCTGCACAAAATAAAAGATAAAGACAAGTTTAAGATAGAAATAAAAAATATTGAAGTGGAAGGTCAATATGGAGAAACAACCGACAGATTTTAAAACAAGTATTATGCCAAAAATTAGAAAAATAAAACTGGAAGATAGGAAAGATATGAGAGGTGGAGGTTACTCAAGAAGAAAGTTTACTGCAGAGGAAGTAGATTATATAAGAAAAGAGTATGCTACATCTACAGAGAAAGTAACCATATCTTCACTTGCCAGAAAGTACAACGTATCTCAACCTCTTATGTACCAAATGATAAAAGGTACAACTTATACAGATAATAAGGGGGATAGGGGGGTACTAGGGGGGTAGGGGTGTCTATGAAAAAAGAAGCCTCTGTACAATCATCATTTTGCACTTATATGCAATTCGCTTATCCAGACTTACGTTACTGTGCAAGTCTTGGTGGTATTAGAACATCAATGAAACAAGCCATACTAGCCAAGAAAACAGGGTATGTTAAAGGCTTTCCTGATATGCAAATCCTAAGAGTCAATAGTCAATATGCTGGACTATTCCTAGAAATAAAAGCAGACAAGAAATGTTATCCAACTAAAGAACAGAAAGAATGGGTTGCATACCTCAACGAAGCAGGCTACTATGCTAAAGTAGTTAAAGGTCTTGAAGAGTGTATGGATGTTTTAGATTGGTACATGAAGATTCCTTAAAACTTTTTTATAATTTTTTCTGTTGAAACTGCTGATGAAACTGCCCTGAAACTGCTGGTGAAACTGCCCTGAAACTGCTAGGGTTGTTGTATATAGGGATGGGGGATAAGGCGAGAGTTAGGGGGGGGTGCTGAGGTCGCATTTCAAAAATTTTTTTTGCCTTTTTTTATATATATATTTTTTTTTATCTTATTTATATATTTTTTTTTATTTTTTTATTTCTGTTTTTATTTCTGTTTTTATTTTTTTAAATAATTATAATACAAAAGTACAAAAAAAAACTAAAACAACAAACTTTTCAACAAAAATATAAAAAAAGTTATTAACACAATAAATGTTTATATCTTTTTCAACATTTCTTTACTTTTTGTGTATAATTATAAAAATATTTGTATATTTGCATAACTTAAACATTAAAAAATTATAATTATGAAAACAGAAAACAAAATTAAGTTAATGAAATTTATTTACACTATTGACAATTTAGGACACTATAATGCTATGTTAAGAAAAGAATTTAAAAAATTAAATAAAAAAGAGTGGCGAAACTTCATTGACGAGCATATTAAAATACTAGATAAATAAAAAAAATACAATTATGAAAACAATTAAAATAAAATGTACTAGGTGTATAAAAGCACCAATAATAAATTTGTACAACCCTATTAAATTACAAGACCAACACATAGAATATTGCCCAAACTGTTTTACAGAATTAGCCTTTGTTGAAGGTGATAATTTAAATCGAAAATATAACGTTTGGACAATAAGAACAAATACCGCAAAACTAATTAACAATTAAAAATTATTAACTTAAACATTAAAAAATTATAATTATGAAAACAATTAAAAAAGTAAAAAATACATTAATAGCAATAGACAAAAATAACAATCTATTTATATTAGATGGCAAAGGAGTTTGGCAACAACTAAACAACAAGCAAATAATTAAATTATTTTAATAACATAAAATATAAAACAATGACAAACAAAAGATTTTTACAATATTTAAAAGAAATTGAAAGATTAAAAGAAATAGACAAAAATATATCTATTAAAATAAATCAACAATTTGCAGATATGAAAAGCAAAACAAAAGAAGATAAAAAACAAAACTTTGATAAAAGGCTTCAAAGTTTAATTAATAACTTAAAATAAATATTATGCAAGAAAATAAACTAATTTCTAGTTGTTGCGGCACTTCTTATTCATTCGATTATGTTACTAACTGTTGCAACGCTTTATTTTTAGGCAATACAGATATATGTATTGAATGTAAAGAACACGCCGAAGCAATAGAAGGATATATTTGCAACAACTGCAACGAAACAACAGAAGAGGAAACGCAACAAGAATACAAATACAATCAAGATTTTGAACGATACGACAATAATAGACATTAAAAAAACACAATTATGAAAACAATAAACAAAGACAAAGCGAAAAAATTAATTTTAGATAGTAAAGGCAAAATATTTTCTGCTATCTTCATAAAAAAAGATAACACACACCGATTAATTAACGCAAGATTAAAAGTAAATTATAAAAGTAAAACGGGAAAAAAAGCACCATATAACCCAAAAGAATATAATTTATTACCAGTGTACGATATGAAGATAAAAAAATTTAGAACGTTAAATTTTAACACGCTTTT